AATCCGATCCATGTACGACGCGCGAGGGTTTAATCACCGGCCATATTTTTCTCACGTTCCAGGCTCCGCCGTTATCGACTGGGCTGTTGGATCTGATCAACGGTTGTTGTTCGCTGTTATCGAATCCTTTTCCGAGAACGAACGAACCAGTGACGAATTTGGCGTCGAAGATGAAACGCGCGCGCAATGGACGGTTTGGACACGAACCGCGTGGCAGGTTTATGAAGCGCAAGCAAACGAAGACACAAACACCGCAACGGACGGCACGGGGCGTTCTCCCCTACGTTACGTCATCATCGCCGAAGGCAAAAACCCGACGGGAGTCGTGCCGTTGGTTCCGTTCTTTGGTGTTCGCCACTCTGATTTTTCCGGCTGGCCGGTTTGCCGGAACGTTCTCCCCTACGTGCTGCAAGTTTACAACAAAGATTCCGATCTTGACTGGTTTGAGCGCCTCTCCGCACACCCTATCCCGTACACCATAGGCCCTGACAAACCAACGAAACTCGACTCAGGCAAGGGGTTCCACCTCACGTCGAAGCCTGGCGCTGGAACGACCGCCGTCGGGTACCTCGAGCCAACCGGCGCGGCGTTCGCATCGCTCCGTGAGTCGATCAAGGATAAACGCTCGCGAATTTTTTCGCTCGCGCTCGCTCAAGCGATGCGAGACTCTGCTCAAATCCAAAGCGCCGATGCTCAGCGTGAAGATAGAAAAATATTCGCCGCCAGTCTCAAGAGCGTTGCGACGTCGTTCGAGGCGTCAGAGCAACGTTGTTGGGACATCATGGCGATTTGGGATGGCGTAAGAAATGAAGCGATCGAGATAAATTATTCGACCGATTTCGACGATAAAACCATCGCGGCCGAGATGATTCGCGAGTTAAGTGCGCTCACAATTGCCGAGATTATTCCGGTGCGCGCGCTGTTACAAATTTTGATCAATGGCGAGGTCTTACCAGCCGACTTCGATATTGACGCCGCATTGATCGAGATAGATGCGAACACGGCAAAAAAGTTCGGAATGTTTGAGTCCGCCGCCGTGAACGTTCAAGAAATGCCCAGCATACATGATGAAACGCCGACGCGCAGCGTACAATCGCGGACAGGCAACGGGCAAGCCTAATAAACCCGGACACAGCCGACGCTGGCTAAAAACGCGGAAAGGAACAACGTGAAATGCCGGAACTTATGATCAACGACGAAGGGATCGCGATCGACGCCGAGGGGAACCCTGTTTTGATAGGCGAGGAGCCTATCCGGATCGGGAACGCCCAAAATCAAGCCCAGGTGGAGGCCGCGATCAAGAAACGGCTCGCCCGCCAGAGCGAGCATATCAAGACGCTCGAACAGCAGGCGACGAAAACGCCCGAACTCATGGCAATGATCGACCGTCTGAAGGAGGAAAAACAACAGACGGAGGCCGAGGCGGCGAGAACCAAAGAATTCGCCGAAAAACGTGTCGCGACGCAATTGGCCGACGCCAATAAAGCGCGCGAAGCCGCGCTCCAGGCGTTGGAACAAGAGCGGGCGGCTCGGTTACGCGAACAAGTCTCGATGCTGATCATCTCTAAAGCGAAAAATGATTTCATCAATCCCGGCGAGGATATTGTTCCAAAACTCCTGAGCAAGCACAAACGAGAACCAAAACTCGACGACAACGGTAAACCAATTGATGGCCAATTCATTGACCTTTTCGACGTAAATTACACAAACGAAAAGGGCGATCTGGTCACCGAATCCATGCCGATCGAGAAGGCGCTCGACGTGTTCCGGACTCAGGAGGCGTACCAACATTATGTCCGTGGCTTTAGCCCGGGCGGATCCGGCGGCGCCTCCTTCAGGAACGGCCCACGGATTACAAAAACATCTCAATTACCGACGGACGCCGCGAAAGCGCATTTCATATCAGATCATGGCCTCGACGCGTTCAAAGCCCTGCTTAATGATTAACGCCCCCGCCGCCGTCTATGGAGAAACCGTATTATGGCTATAGGCACAGCAAGTGATTTCGTCATTTATGACGAGGAGTATTACGGCGGGCAATATGAAATACTCGCCCGAAACATTAACGCGTTCAATGGCGCGAGCCGGAACGCGCTATCTCTCATTTCTCGAGCGGCAAAAGGCGACTACGAGAAAGAGTCGTTCATTAAACGTCTATCCGGCCTCGTGACGCGTCGAGATACCTCATCCGTTGCGGGAGTGACGGCGCTCAAACTCGAAATGGCGGAAATGATTTCCGTCAAGTTGAATCGCAAAATCGGGCCCGTCGATCAAACTCTCGACGCGTGGCGAAAAATCTCGAAAGACGATAAAGAGATGTCTTTCATCCTCGGCAAAATGTTTGCCGTGGATAAGATGGCGGATTTCATCGAAGCCGCTATTGGTTCCACAGTCGCCGCGCTTAAAGGCGTATCCGCACTCACTTTTGACGCGTCCAGTGAGAGTTCGCCAACTCTCGATTCGGATTATCTGGCTCAGGGCTTGGCCCTTCGCGGTGACCGCGCCCAGGAAATCGTTTGTTGGGTGATGCACTCGAAGAACTATTTCGACCTGGTTCGGAATGCTATCGCCGACAAAATTTATGGCGAATCCGGCGCGGTCGTATACGGCGGGATTCCGGGCACACTCGGAAAGCCAGTCCTGGTCATCGACTCGCCGTCTCTGCTTGACACTATGGGTTCTGGCGAAACGCAAACATACCGCGTTCTCGGTCTTGTCGCGGGCGCGGCCACAATTATCGAATCGGAATCTGATGAGATTATCGCCGAAAAAGTCACAGGCCTCGAAAACATCACGTTCCGGATTCAAGCCGAACACGCTTTCAATGTAGGCGTGAAGGGGTTCCAATGGGATGTCAATAACGGTGGAGCAAATCCAACCACAGCTAACCTCACAACCTCCACTAATTGGGATAAAGTCGCCGCCGATAATAAATCATGCGCGGGCATTTGTATTAAAGCCCAGTAGTCATCGCGGCCCGAGTCGCTTTCAATTTCGAGGGTCGAACCGAGCCGGGTTCGACCCTCGAACAAAAAGGAACAAATTATGCAAATCCTAATCTATGGTGAACCTTCCAGAAAAACAAGTTTTCAGAAACCGGCGGATGCGGTAACTCTTGCCGACGCTTGCGCGATTCTCGCTCAGGGCGCCCGCAATTGCGGTTACAAGGTGGGGTTTCGCAATCCAGGGTGTTTCACAAAACAAGACGTCGAGCCGTGCAATATCATCGTGCTGATAGACGATTCGCGCTTGGCCGCCGTGAACGCAAACGTTATCAAAACTTATCAAGCCGCACAGAAAACCCCCGCCATTCTCACGCTGGGTTATTCCTGGGGGAACGCCATTGGGGGAACGGTTTTCCAAGTCGTCCCTCTTGGCGGGGAAGTGCTCAATGAAAACATCTACGACACGACGGCCATCGCCTCGGGTAAAATTTGGCCCGCTCTACTGAAACAGATTGAAGCGCAACGATCCCCTGGCGTGGAAGAATCCGAAACGATTCGCGTTCTACGTCACCAAGTTGCCGAGATGAAAAGCTGGATAGCTAAAGCTGGCGAGAGTCTACAACAGGCCGAGCAGGCCCGCCATAACGCTGTTGAAACATGCGAGGCGCTCAAATCCCAAAATCAAGCGATTGCTATTGACCTCGAGATCGCTCGGGATGAAATCGCCGCGTTGAAGAGCGATGGCCAGTCGCACCCGATTCCGCCGCGCCGTGGGCGCCCGCCGAAATCCACGCAGTAAAGAAGGCTCGCGACATGCCGGTTATGACCCCCGAAAATCTCACGCCTGGCGCTTGGGTCGGGAAACGTTGCTTCATCGTCGGCGGCGGGCCGTCGCTCCGTGCGTTCGACTGGACGTTGCTCGATGGCGAGCTCACCATCGGCGTCAATCGCTCTGTCGAGTTTTTCACACCGACTATCGCATACGCGATGGATCGGCGATTTGCGCGTTGGCTCAAGCAAGGGAAGTTCGGCGACGACGCGAACCGGCGTTGGGCGGAGCATCCTTGCCGCGTTATGATGATGGCCGGCAGCGGCGGCACGGAAGCCATGACGGCCGTCGGGCCGAACGAGAACGAACGGCTTTTCCCTGGCCCGCAACCCGGGAACAACTCAGGCCTCGGCGCGCTTCATCTCGCGCTTTACCTCGGCGCGAGCGAGATTTACCTACTCGGGTTTGACATGGGGAATCACGGCGGCGCGGAGCAGGCGAATTTTCACGACGGTTATCCGCAAACACAAACGAAGAGCGTGTATAAGAAAATGTTCCTCCCCGCCTTCGAGAAATTCGCTCCAGAGGCGAAACACCGCGCGCGGATCGTGAATCTCAATCCCGACAGCGCGCTCCGGTGTTTCGAATTTGGCACATTCCCCGAAAAATATAATCGCAAAACGCAGCGCCCTGAATTCAGGAACGTGTACATCGAGGGCCATTATGGATTCGGCGACAACCTATTGTTCCAGCGCCCGTTTATGCGCGTCCTTCAACAGCGTTTCAATGTTTTCTTGCGCACGACGTTTCCGGAGGCATACCACGACCTCGAAGGCGTCTTCCCCGTCCGCGCCACAACGCACCTCAGGACACAGACGAAACACGAGCGACGATCAAATCCCGCGCTCTGGTATGACTTGCCGGCGCGAGCCACAAAATACAATTGGCCGGCATATTGGAAATGTTTTGGATTGAACGTCGATGCATGGTCTTACAACGCCGCGCGAATGGGTATTGACCCGGGATGCCTTGACGCGAGTTTTCCATTGCGGCCAGAGTGGATCGCCGACGCTCGTATTATCGCGAACCAATGGGGCGCGGGCCAAAAGACCCTCTGCCTGGTGAAACGTCCAACGGTGCGCAAAGAATGGATCGCCGAATCGCGGAACCCGCTCGACGTTCATTTCCAGCGGATTGTTGACCGATATCGAGACCGGTTCTTTTTTGTTTCCATCGCCGATACGCAACCCGGCGAAGAATGGTTCACGGGCGAAATCGAAGGCATGGATCGGAAATACGATCACGGAGAACTACCGTTCACAACGTTGCTCGGCCTAACTCAATTCACTCACGCGTTGCTATCGGGGCCGGGCTTTTTCCTTCCGCTTGGTCTCTCCACACGGGTTCCGATGTTCATCATTTTTGGCGGCGCACAGAAGCCGGAATGGCTTGTGCATCCGGCGATGGATTTAAGCCGTTGCGCATTCTCCGCGCCGGAACCATTCTGCGCGTGTTCGCGCCCGCGCCACAATTGTAATAAAGAAATTCCCCCTGAAGTTTTGCTTAGAGAATTCGATGATTTTTCGCG